CGCGTTTGTGCCTCACAGACCTTTGATATGTCGGCCTATAGCTCCGGCTTGCAACCGATCATTCAGATCCAAAAGGCTGCGAACACAAATGCCGATAGCGTAGTCGTTGATTACATCGAAATCGTTTCACATCGTGGTTGATTATGACACTTCGCCAGATGATCGAAGATGATGCTGCAAAACTTGTATCGACGAGTGATTTCGGTGAATCGGTCGTGTACCGAACTCGAAATAACATCGCACGAACAATAAATGCAGTCGTTTTTCGGCAACTGGCGGAACTCATAAGCGAAGACGAAAATCGGTCGGTGACAGTGTTCGAGGCGCACGTTGTAAACAACAGCACGCTTGGCATTGCATCGACCGAAATTGACCTCGGCGGCGACACGCTTGACATTGCCGAGCGAGTCGACAAGACAGCCAGACCGCGAGCCATTGTGCAGATTCAAGAGCAGGACGAAGGGATGCTTGTACTGAGATGCCAGTAGCAGAGCCAGATATTGTCGAAATTCTCGAAACGATCGAAGAACGACTCAGCCATCTTTTGGCCGAAGAGATCGTGATTCCAAGTCGCGAGAATTACGACGATGGCGATATTGGCATTCCGCAGAGTCCGAAGGATAAGCAGATCGTTGTTAGCCTTGGAGATTGCACACGCATACCGGAGTTGGACTTGCCAGGAAATCCTCCGAGGGAATGCTGGGAAATCGACTACCGAATCCGATTACGGCTGATGCCAAGCGAAACCGATCAAGAGTCGATTGACAAGAAACTGATTCGTTTCGTGCGTGACGTTCGGCGTGCGATCACAGGTGCAACGGCCTACGATCCAGAGTGGCACACGTTCGGCGGCGAAGCGATTGATGCGGCGTGGGGATCAACGATGCAGCGATTGATACACGACGGCACAAGTCAAAGCGATGGCTATGTGCTGTCGCTGCTTGTTCGGATTCGTGTGACTCCAGGTGCCTTATGATTTCGATGAACATTCAGGCCAAAATCGGAGAACTGGAAAAGGCACTCGGAGAGGATGCACCGAAAAAACTAAAACGTGAAATCAAGATCGCACTAAACGCAGCCGCGAAAAAAACAGAATCGTTGCTGGCGAAAGAGATCTACAAAGAGATCATGGTTTCGCAGAAGGCAATCAAGAAAGACATAAAACAAGTTGATAAAGCTACAGAAGACAAGCTAACCGCAAAAGTTCGGCAAAAAGAAAACGCAAGACTTTCGCTGAAGGAATTTCGGCCACGGCAAAACAAAAAAGGCGTTCGCTATCGAGTCAGTCGAAAATCGGGCGGCAAGTTTATCGCAGGAGCGTTTATTTCCGAAGCACTTGGCGGACACGTTTACAAAAGAGTCGGCAAAGCGAGAAAGCCGATTGATAAAAAAGATGGTGTATCGCCTTGGGGCGTAACGGTCGTGAACAACCTCGACAAGCTCATTGTGGAGCGAGATATCGAGCCAACGCTAATCAAGCAGATTGAGCGACGAATCCGAGCAGTCAATTTCAAGAAATCGCAAGGGTAAAAATAGATGCCACTACTGAAAAAAATTCGTACGCTTGCCGCGAAGATCGAAGCGACGCCAGGAACTGCTGAATCACTAACGGCCTCGGAAGGTGTTTTCAACGCTTACGATATTATGCTTCAGCCATCGATTGCAATGACGGATCGCGAGGGTAGCGGCTCATTTAATTACTTGACTGCAATCACCGAAGGCCAAACGGCCACGGTGACATTCCGAACCGATCTTGCTTGGGATGGAACCGCAACCGAGCCAACGATTTTTTCGGTACTCATGCCAGCGTGCGGCTGGACTGAAACAACGAACGTCTGGAAACCACGAAGTGAGGCACCAGGCACGAACGTCAAAACGCTGACGCTTGGCGTGTACGTCGATGGCCTGCTCAAGACGATCAAAGGTGCAGTAGGCACTTGGGTCATGACATTGCCGACGGGCCGGATGATTACGATCGAGTGGACGTTTACCGGCGTTTACGTTGAGCCAACATCGACAGCGATCATCGCACCGACGTACCCGACGACGAATCCACTAAAGTTCACGTCGGCTGCCGCTTGCACGTTTAATAGCGTGGCATTGCCGGTCGAGCAAATCACGATTACCGCAGGCAACGAGGTTATCATGCTTGAAGATCCGACGCAGGCCAGCGGATTCATTCACGGCATCATCGTCGATCGTCGGCCAACGATACAAGCAAATCCTGAATCTGTTCTGGTTGCGACGCAAAACCGGCACAATATCTGGACCACCTACACGCCGTACGCGATTCAGATTACGCTCGACGGTCCTTCTACCTCGACGCTAGGAATTACTGCACCGAAAGCACAGATTCTCAATATCCAAGAAGCGGACCGCAATCGCGTTGTGGTGGATGATATTGAGTTCTTGTGCACGAAAAACGGCGCAACGCAAAACGAAGAATTGTATTTTACCTTCACACCGACCTAAGAGGGTTTATGGGCTTTTTACGACCCGGCGAAGAATACGATATCGAGTCGACGATTGGACCGATCACATGCAAAGCGCTCAGTTTTCAGCAACAGCGCGAATTGATTCGGATTGTCAAAAATCTGCAAACGAACACCGACCCAGAAGAGGCGATGAACCTCGTTGAGAAAATCCTTGAGAAAGCGATTGTGCGTTGGTCGATTGGCGAAGCGTTTTCAGTGGCTCTATTGCTTGAAAAGATTAGTTTCCAAGAGGCGATGGACATTGGAAAGAAGATCACCGAAGGCGGCAAGCTCTCGGAGATAGAAAGAAAAAAGTCAGAATAGCGGCATTGCTTTCGCGTGGCGAGCTCTGCCGAGGTTGCGGGAAAACGTGCTACGAAATATCGACACCAAGCCAGCGAATCGAAATCGAGGATAGTGACGATCCAAGCAGCGTGTGGACGCTTGCAGAATGTCCACGACGATTCGTACAGGAAATAGTTGACGAAGTGAATCTGGCACAGCTTGCCGACAATCACCTACCAGCGACAGGCGGCGTACTGGATCAGTCGGCATGGTGGGTCGAATTGTGGCTAGCGTTCCGCAGTGATTGCAGTCAGATTGACCAAGACAGAATAGAGCGAGAAAGACGGCATGGCTGACGTAAACATAGTTATCGGCGCTCAAGACATGGCATCTGGTGTCATGAAGAATATCGCAGCGCAAACCAAGATAATGCGTCTTAGTGTTGAAAAGATGGCTGATGGTGTGGTTACTGCCACAAGGTCGATGACAGCAGCATTCAGCGGTCTATACACAACACTTGGTCCGTTGCTTGCGGTTGTCTTAAGCATGCAGGCCGCATTTGCGATATTTCGATTTGGCGCAGCTTCTATTCAGGAATTTATTGCCGCAGGAACGCCAGCAGGCGTGGAGCTAAAAGAATCGCTCGATCTTGCTAATGTCGCGCTCAGAAACATGATGGTTGTTATCGGGTCTGTACTGGCTCCAGCGGTGCAAGTTGCAGCAGAAATTTTTATGGTGCTTGTGCAGGTCATTGCACAATCGCTTTCGCCAGCGGTTGGTGGGATGCAAGCTATCTTCGAGTCGCTGGCACCGTACATTGAAGCATTCAAGGTCGGAATTGTTGTTGCGGTGACGACTGCCGAGGTTGCGTTTAAGAATCTGGGGCCGATCGTACAGTTTGCATTGTCGGCGTTGCAACTTAAATTTCTCGGAATGGCCGAAGACGCAAAGCACACATTTACGGTCGTGATACCGTCCTATATCAAGTGGTTCGGCGAGAACGCCTATAATCTCGTGCGTGATGCAGCGGTTGGCATGGCTACAGTGCTAACAAATTTTGGAAAGAACCTCGGCGAGTTCGGCGCTGCAATCTATATGTGGGTTTCAGGTGGCATGAAGGGCGGACTCGATGGGCTAATGAACCAACTCGGCCAGACAATGATGGTCGGACTTGCGGACGGTTTTGAGGCACAGACGCAGGCATTGCCAGAGATCGCAGCGAGAAAACTGACGGAATCAGAGCAAGCATTGATTATGCAGATGAATACGATCGGGACGAATGTCGGCAATGAATTTACCTCGACACTGCGTGATCGCATGTCGGCGCTACGAGCTCCTGGTCTGCCATCAGTGGAGCAAAAGAAGGAAGAAGAGAAGCAGAAGAAAGCCACTGAAGGATTAGCAAAGGTCGCAGAGGCTCAGGCGTCGATTGCACAGCAGTTAACCGCCAGCGAATCGCGACTACTAACGCGCGGACCTAGTGAAGGCCCGATGCAGTCGGTTGCGCAAGCCTCGCAAAAAACCGCAGAGGCAGCCGAGAAAACCAGCCAGTCGAGTGATCGAATGGTTGAACTGCTTGAGCAGTTGCTTGCACGCAACTTTATCGTGGCGGAGGCTGTCTAATGCCAGTCGATAGCGTAACGCGCATGTGGTCGAGGTTCGGTAGCAGCTTAACTCGACAAGAAAAAAAGAAGGCTCGCACGATCCGCGATTCATATCAAGTGGTTCATACTGCCGATACCGATCCGGGCGAGATCGAAGCAGCCGCAGGGATTCCGCGAATCGGCGATAACTATCCCGGCCTGATCTATGTTTATTGCGATTCGATTGAGCTATCGCCAGTGTCACCGATCTTTACTATCGTTAGCGTGTCCTACAAAGGCGAGATCGGCCCGGCAGGTGATGAGGATTCGCCACTCAATGCACCGCCGGAAATATCGTGGAGCGACACAGAGACCGACGAGCCAACCGACGAGGATATCAACGGAAAACCGATTGTGAACGTCAACGGCGAACCGATCGATGGTGTGACAATGAAGATTGCCGATAACATCGTCACGATCAAGCGAAACTTCCTCACGTTCAATCCGTATGTGACAGGCTTGTATCGTCACAGCGTATCGTCGGATTCGTTTTTAGGTTATCCGCCAGGAACGGCTCGATTGATTCGCTACAGTGCGAAAAATACGTTCTACAACGACAACCAATCCTACTGGGAAGTTACCGGCTCGATTCAGTTTCGGTTAGGCATTCGCACGACAGACGACAAAGCATGGTACAAGCGAATCCGCAATGAGGGCTTTTACGAAAAAGTCACCGATTCGTTTTCGTCGCAGCAAATCATTGTGCAAGCCACAGACGGCAACGGAAAGCCGGTCACGAAACCGGTGCTACTGAAAGCCGATGGCACTCGCGAGACGAATCCCGATAACGCACACTGGCTTGAGTTCCAGGTTTATCGTTCACTTCCATACCAAGGGCTAGGGTTAATCTGATGGCTGATTTATCGATAACAGCAGCGAACGTCAAAGCAGGTTCCGCATCGACGCGCGTGCAGCTTGTGCAAGCAGGCGAGGCAATCGACCAAGGCGAACCGGCGTATCTCGCAAGCGATGGCAAGTATTACCAGACCGACGCAAACGATACCGCAGTTAAGGCACAGGCGAAAGGAATAGCAATCACGCCAGCGTCAACCGATGGTTACTTTCTGTTAACAGTCGATGGATTGGTAAATCTAGGCGCAACATTGGCGGTTGGTCAAATCTATGTTTGCTCGGCAACGAAAGGCGGCATTGCACCGTATGCTGATTTGACAACCAATGATTTTGTGACGATCCTCGGTGTCGCTACAACAACGGCACTGCTCGACATTAACTTGCTCGTGAGTGGAGTGCAGAAACCGTAATGACTCGCGTTGGTGTTTTTGCATCGCCAGATGAAGCTCGCGAGTTCAAGCAATTGCTTTTGCAATTGCGTGCAGCAGGCTTTGCGCTGAATGCAGGCAAGCGGCAAGCGGCGGTGTTTGAGGCACCGCAAGAATTTGTTGTTGCGAACACCACCAGCGAAACCGTACCACCGTTCGCCGTGATGCAGTGTATCAGTTATCAAGACGGTGCGATCGAGATCCAGAAGCCAGCGGACAGGTACGGGCAGTCTGGACCGTACTTGATAAACAGCGGTCGAGAAATCAAAGCCAACGAAAGAGGCGTCGGACGCAACATCGGGCCGATCACAGTGCACACTGACGGCAGCGCCGATACTGAGCTACAGCGACTATCAGCAGAAGCGGACGAGTGGTTTGCGATCCGCAATCCAGCAGGAAACCTGCTCTACCTCGGCGACAGCGAACTGCGAGACAGCGGCGATTGCGTATTTGCGATCATCGATGGCTATCCGCAAGTAATCGTTTGCAAGACGGGTGGAACCGGTATTGCGGCAGCAAGCGGCAGTGGACCACGAACGATGGGCTCGGCGGAGTGCAGCATCTTTGAAGACGATGGCACCGGCGTGATGACGGACAGCACAATTGACGAGGACATTTACAACATCATGTCAACATCGGTCGGTGCAAATGCGTTTATTCTTGCGTCGCGCAACGATCGCGGATTGTGGGTCGTCACAGCCGAGGACTGTCCCGCATGAAAAAGTTCAGCCCTGGTTGTCTTTGCTGCGGCGGCGACTGCACTGATTCATGTTTTTTTCCGTGCACGGGCGGCGATGATTTGACGGATTGTTCGGTGTGTGGAATCGACATCCAGTTGCCAACGCCAGATACAACCGGACTCGATCCGCTGGTGATTCCGAATCCAGGTTGTCCCGACGAGGCACCGTGCTTTACGTGCTATAAGTGGTTCGATCGTCTCTTCAATTTTTTTCACGTTGGAGGCGATGCCAATGATCCGCCACCAGGAAACGTTTGCAACGACTGGAGCTATACTTGGGATATCAACTTTCTTGGGACGGATATCTACTACACAGAAGATGGCGCAATTAGGATCATTAGAATCGAACCATGCTGGAACTCAAGAGACTACAACTGCCCTTACGAAAACAATCTCGACCTGTTCGCGTGTGATAGCTCCAACGTTGCACTATCAACACCTTGGGTCACAAAAGGCGCACAGGCAAATATCACGCTATCAGGCAACGAGTGGAACGGCACATGCGGAAAGCTAACGGTTGTAGTTCATTATGCGGCGGTTGAATGGCAAATAGGCCAATCAACAATTCCTATCGGCGATCCTGAAGAGTGCGTCGATCCGAAGTGGACTGAGTTTGTCCACACGTTCGAGCTTGACTATTGCACGTGCAGTGACCTATTTAACGCTTTCACCTATGTATCGACGACCACAACTGATTCGTGTGCCGGTGCCGTTGATGATCCGTGCAACTTCGCAGGCGCAACAATTGCACTAAAACAGCGGCCTGACAGGACGGCATATTGCAATGTTTGTGCATGTCTAAACTGTCCAGGCATTCGCTCGGATGAAATCGCGGTATCGATTTCCGGCCCGGTAATCAATGGAACATTTATATTGACCGGTTCGCTAGCATCCGATGGCTATCAGTTTTCGTGCTTCTATCAGTACGATCAAGACATTGCGGCTTGTCCAGAAATCCGCGATTTGCAAGTATTTATTACGTGCCTTTCGTGCGATTTATTCACCGCAACTTTGGCAATATCACACGTCAGCAACTATGTCATTTGGGGCGGCAAAGCAGATCCCTTTGGTTGCGATGATACACCAGTTTTCGAGCAAGTGAATGTCAACAATGGAACACCGCCATGCCAACTCAACGACCACACATTTCAGTTGTCCTTCGTGTCATCGTAGGTACGGACTAAAAGTTAAGGTACTACCGTTCTTTTGCCCTTGCGGTGCAAGGCTCGACGAAATCACGTACCTGTCCGCGAATCCGTACCAACAACCGCTACCGATCGCACGACCGACGCAGGACTTGCCATGCCATCATCGAGGTCAAGCACTGCGTGAAATCAATTGCGGGTGCAGCGGAAAACCTAAGATTTACGCTTGCGACTTACACGGCGAAGCATACCTGCGAAAGCTACCGAAGATGAAACCGGACATGATCGCAGGCTGCACGATGTGCCTTGACTGCGACGACCGACGACAATTTGCGATTGGTGATGTTGGCGTGCTGGCGTGCGTATTCAATCGAATCGGCGGCACTGAAACCTACTGGCAATCAATGCACAAACACCTCGGTATCAGCGGTCTAGTGACACCGCAAGCACCGAAGCATGATCACGCAGCATTCACGCTTGGCCACGGCGAAGACGCAATACGAGAACTATGCGACAGCGTGAAAAACCTTATCGTCTGGGGCGTGACCGACCTTGGAGAAATTACACAAGGTCCGAACCGAATCGCCATTCATCACGGCAGTTTGCAAAGCACTTGGGCCAACGCAGTTTTTGAGAATCAGCTCGACTGGTGCGAAGATGCGGTCGCGATTAACGAAGAGGTCGCGGTGCGATACGGTTGCCATTATGTACCAAATGCAATCGAGCTAGACCGAATCGCGGGGCAGCCGAAAATGAAGCAAAAGAAGGTTGCGCTATGGCTCCATCGTGAGGCACAAGAAAAGCGTCCATGGCTTGTGCGCCGAATCGCCGAAGTGCTGCCGGATGACTGGATGATTGTGGCGAGTCTACCGAGCGAAAGATCGGGTGACAGATTGCACTGTATCGGTCAAGTCGATCATCCCGGCGATTGGCTCGCGACGGCTGATGTTTTCCTCTCAACAGCATCGCAGGAAGGCTTCGGTTATTCAATCGCCGAGGCTATGGCCGCAGGCGTGCCGGTCGTATCGAGTCCATTTGGGATCGCGGCAGATCCGCAGCTCGTCGAGCAGGTCGATAGCGAAGATCCGCAAGCGTGGGTTGATGCAATCCTGAGGGCTGGACCAAAGGCAGATCGAGCAAAGCGATATATCGACGAGCACCACAGCATCGAGGCGTGGGCGGCAGCGTGGCAAAATCTCTTGCGAGTCTAGACTTTGATTGTCCCGCGAAGTAGTATTCTGGCATGAAAAGCAAACACTCTATCATTGATGCACACGCAGCCGCAGCGTATCTTGGCTTATCGAGGAACACGATTCGCAAGTACGTGCAGCGCGGGCTAATCCGTGCCTCTGGCAGCGTTGGTCGAGCATACATCTTCGAACGATCCGAACTCGATCGGTATCTTCGCGACCGCAAGCCGGTCGGTCCCCCCAAAAGGAAGTAAGAAAAGATTTTTGGAAATAATTTAAACTCCATCTTGCAATTGTCTCGATATAGCGTATAGTTAAAGAGTCGGGCAGGGGAATCGAAATACAAAACAAAGGGAAACGACAAATGGCACGCTTCATCGGATACCACAACACACCAGTCGCTAACGCAACACTGACCGCATCTATCAAACAATCGCTTTGTATTGCCGATGAACGTGAGTGTGCAGACCTGTACGAACGCGGCGGACGCGGTGTGCAGCACTACACCTTTGAAGTGGAGATCGAAGGCAGCATCATGAGCGAAAAGAAGCTTCAGAAGTTATTGCAAGAAAACGGTTTTTCGCGATACGTCGAAGATTGCATCGAGTACGAAGCCACCAAGCTCATGGCTGTTCGCCAGTTGATCGTCGACGAAGGCTATGACGCTGTTTGCTACGGCGACACGGTAGAGGGCTGTAATTACATTTGCTGCGAGGTTGTCAATCAAGACGCCATCGTTAGCGTGACATTGTGCGAGTCTTGCGAAGAGTAGCGTTCTGCGGTTTCGTGTCCTGTTGGTGTTTTTACTTGGAGCGAGCAATATGAAGCGAATCATCAACCTAAATCATTTTGGTCTATGGGGCGAGCTTCGACATGCTGCGTTGCAGGCGGCATCGCGTGAACTAATCGTCCGCGAGGCTGGTGACGGCCACGCTATCGAGGTAATTGGATCACGTCGCGATGGCGACGCCACCTATGCCGGAGTCGAGTTTTGCGGGCCGCAATCGCCAGAAATTGAGGCGGTTTTGATGGAGCATGCCGACCGAGTGACACACATCTAAACGAACTTGCCTCACGCCGGGATAGGCTCCGGCTTTTTGGATAGGGAAATCGAAACACAAAGGGAAAAGCAATGAAATCGTTTGTTTACGAAATTCAATTTCAGTCAGAGTTGGGGCAAGTTAAGGCAATAACCGTCATGGCTGCTTGCACGGGAAACGCTATTGCTATCGCGTGGTCTAGGCTTACGGATGAAGTAGGGTCAACGCAAGGGTGGGCCATTACGCGACGATTTGCTGCCTAATTTAACCGCCTCACGCGGGGATAGGCTCCGGCCTTTTTGAATAGGGAAATCGAAATGACCGAAAAACAAATCATCGCACGACTCGTAGAACTATTTCGCAGTCCAGCACTCGACAACGACGATTCGCCGGAGTCCGCAGAGTTCGATCGACTGGAATCGCAGCTTGTGTCGCAGGTCGGCGAGTGGCGGGTATCGTGCATTTTGGATCGCATCTTGGTTAGTATTGGCGAACTATAAGGAGAAACCGCAATGGCAGGACGCCTAGTTTTGCAGGTCCGCGAAGGCGAATACATTCTGATCGGCGAAGATATCGTGGTCACGCTCGAACGCATCCAAGGTGCTCGCACATCGATCAGCGTTGCAGCGCCGAAAGACGTCAAGATTCTTCGCGGCAAGTTAGTCGAGGAGCAGCAGCGCGATGCCAATGAAATGTAACATCTGCGGCAAGCCACTTGTTAAGCGGCAACTAAACTATTGCAGTCGCACCTGTCAGTACAAGTACAGGCGCATCAGCGACCGGCAATCACTGCTCGCAAAGCAGAGACGGTACGCAACCGTGAAGGAACACCGCTGCCCAACGTGCGGCGGCAAAATAACAACCAAGCATTGTTACGCCTGCGACATGCAGTCGCGACAGGACGAACGACTAGATTTAGAAAGGCACTTGAAAAATGAGAACAGCAGATTACGAGAACGATTCGGCTGTGAGTCAATCGCAGCTCAAGATACTGGAGGAGAGTCCCCGCAAATACGAAGCCATCTATATCACCCGGACATTATCTCGTCCACCGACCGATGCGATGGAATTCGGCACGCTGGTGCACGGCCTGACGCTCCAACCAAGCGTCGTCGCAAGCGAGATCGCGGTGATACCGGACTCGGCGTTGACATCGAACGGTCAGCGTAGAGGTAAGGCCTGGGACGCTTTTTGCGAGGCAACAGAAGGCAAGTTGCGGGTGTTTCAGCAAGACTACGACCGGGCACTGACGATATCGAAGAAGGTTTGGTCACATCCGTTCTATGAGTTCATCTTTGATCGCATCGAGCGAGTCGAGGTGCCTATTATTTGGACCGATCCAATCGAGCCGGTGTCTTGCAAAGGCATACCGGACATCGTTGCCGAAGAGTGGGTGATCGACCTGAAGACGACTAAATCGCTGACAGGCTTTTTGCAGGGCGGCGAGCAGCTCGTTAGCAAGCAGATCGCGGACTTCGGCTATCACTTGCAAGCAGCGTTTTATTTGCGCGGTGCATCGCTGTTTTACGGCGATCCGAAGACTCGGTTTGCTTTTCTAGTCGTCGAGACTGAGGAGCCATATCGAGTGTATGCGATGGAACTCAAGGCCGAGGCGATCACCGCAGGCGAGGTCAAGATGCAGAGATTGCTTGCTGAGTACGTGCGACGGATGCAGACGGGCGATTGGAGCGAGGAAGGCGAAAAGAGTTTGTTACAGGTCGGGATTCCGGCTTGGGCGATGTAAGTTTTTTTGAGAGGTGAATTATGGATTTTGTTTTTAGGCGTGATTTTGACGCCGAGAAAGTAATTAACGAATTTGCGGGCATTACATTTCGAGTTGGGCCGGTTCTGTTTTCAGCGATCAATTGGATTGAATCCGCCAACAACTGTGCGAGGCTAGGCAATGCACTCAATGGTGAGAAGATAGAAGAATACGCCAGGGCTTTTCGTAATGGCGACCAATTCCCGATGGTGGTTGTTGAGCGAAACAACACCGGCTTTATTATCTTAGGTGGAAACCAAAGATGCAACGCGCTTAAGATGCTAGATATTAAAGATCTGGTAATCGAGTGCTACATCGTCGAGCCGCTAACCAGTGCGAATCGTGAACTGATTATCCGGTCGCTCAACTCGCGACATGGCTGGGGTTCCGAGAAGTCTGAAAGGATTGAACATGCGGTGTATCTTGTCGAGGCGAAAGGCATTGCAACAGCGGTCGCTGCTCGTGCTATGATGGTCGCAGAAGCGACAATCACAGATCGCATTCGCGCTAACAAGACTCGACAGGAGTTAGTTGAAGAAGGCATGAAAGAGGCGGCAGATACTCGATTGTTTTCAAATGCACATATCGAGGCCATTGCTCGCGTATCAAATTCCGCACGAAGAATGCAAATCGCGAAAGCGGTGCGAGATTCAAAAGTAAAGGCCGCTGATGTGGCGACGCTTGCCAGCAGTGTGCAGAACGCGAAGAGCGACGCTCAGGCTCAAAAGAAGATTGCGGACGCTGCCAAAGACTGGATGCAAACCAACGAGTTAACAACCTTATCACCTAAAAACAACAGTCGCCGCACGGCTTTCGTTCGGAAGATTGTGGACTTAGAAAAATTCCTTGAGTCTGGCAATCAGGGTGCTGCGTTTTCTACATTCGACGAACTCGGTTGCAGTCCTGCTGACGCAGACAAGCTGATGGTGTCGATCGCAAAAATAAGAGCACGACTTGAGTGCATCATGGAGTGTGCCAAATGAAGATCAGGAAACACCGTGTGCGAACGAAGTTGTGGCGACTAGAAGTGATGATCGGCGCCCTCAAGTATATTCTAGACGAAGGCGAGGCAACAACATCCGAATTAAAGTGCTACGTTCACGTTCCGCCAGATGTTATAAACCGAGCATTCACAAGAAGACTTGATAGTACAAGCGTCGAAAGAAAAACTCGAAACGGGGCAGAATCAGATGTTCTGGCGTGCATAATGAGGTTCCTTGTCAGCAGGGGCTTTTTACAAAAAGAAAAGACTGGCCGAATAAATACTTATCGAAGCACAGATTTAACAAGACAGGCACTTGAGGCTTACAAAGACGTACTTAACTATAACGAATCCAATAGCGGAGAAGCAAAGCAATGAGTAACGAACTGTCAGTCAAAGAACGAACAAGGCAATACATTGAGTCGCAGCATTTCATTAAGGCTATCGACGATGCTTTGCCAAAGCATATTGACAGACCGAGGTATTTCCGATGCGTCAAGGTATGTTTCAACAAGCAACCAAAACTCTGGAACGCGACTCACGATTCGATCTACGAGTCGAGCGTCAAATTAGCATATCTCGGCTTATTCCCTGATGGTCGCCAAGGGCATCTATTGCCATACAATAACCGCAAGGCAGGTACGGTCGAGTGCCAAGCAATGGTCGACTACAAAGGCTTCATTGAGCTTGCCTACCGCAGCGGCGAAGTGTCCTCGATTCATGCCGATGTGATCTACGAAGGCGACATCTTCGAGGTCGATCTGGGGATTATCAAACGACATGTGCCGTGGTATTTCCGCAAGGACAGCGAACGGCCTGACAAGAAAGGCAAGTGTGTCGGAGCGTTTTGCATCGTCAAGATGCGACATGCCGAGAAACATGAAGTGATGGACTCGGATCAACTTGACTCGATTCGATCGCGCAGTCAGTCGCGTGACTCTGGGCCGTGGGTAACAGATACCGATGAAATGCGAAAGAAGACGGTATTTCGTCGAGCGAGCAAATGGATACCGATCAGCCCTGATGTTTCGGCAGCACTTGCGGACGATGACGACATCCTAGAGGTAGAGATTCCCAAGCGATCCATCTCGATTGAATCCTTGCGCCAAACACCCGGCATCGAATCGTCGCCAATCACCGAGACGTTCATCGTGACCGAGACGCGCGAGATCGAAGAGGAAGTGAAAGGCTAGGCACGGGCCGCAGCGCGTGGACATGTCGCGCCGAAACGTGCTGGTTGTGGCGCTGATGCCGGCTTGATTCAGCTAAATCAGTGCAAGTGCCGATTCCCGAAGGTGGGTGCTATGTGCCGGCGAGATTCCGGTGTTTTTTAACTTTTACTTTGTGAGGTGCAATATGCAAAAGATCGTTGTTGATGGTGTTACCTATGTTCCAGAATCGCAGCGACCACGTGGCAATCGTGCGGTGGTCGTCGTGGATCGTGGCTGGATTTTTGCTGGTGATGTAGTTCGCGAAAACGGCAGAATCAAGATAAGCCGAGCTGTTCACGTTTTTCGGTGGGAAGACGTTGCATTTGACGGGATGATTCGCGATCCCAAAAACAAGAAGGTTACTCTTAAGCCAATTACTGATGTAGATATTCCAGAGGGTTCCGAGATTTTCTGTGTGCCAGTTTGCGAGGATTGGGGGTTATGACACCAATAGGCAACGGCTACGGCAACGGCTACGGCTACGGCGACGGCAACGGCTACGGCTACGGCTACGGCTACGGCTACGGCTACGGCTACGGCGACGGCAACGGCTACGGCTACGGCTACGGCGACGGCTACGGCTACGGCGACGGCTACGGCTACGGCTACGGCGACGGCAACGGCGACGGCGACGGCTACGGCTACGGAACCGCACAGAAGACTCGCAGGAAATAACGCGACGCTTGCCGAGTGCGATAACTCGGCTTTTTTTAACTCGAAAGGAAGCACAATGAAAACATGGATCACTTTACTCGCAGCGTTTATCGCAGGCTGTTTTGCCTCGGTGTCATTCGGCCAATCAAAGACGTACGAACCGCAGACGGTTTCGCGGTCGATTTGCCGCATCAGCTTTGAAGGCTACACGTCGAGCGAGAACGCATCGACCTCATCGGCAGGATCTTGCACCGTGATTGAGCCTTCACTGGTACTGACCGCAGCTCATGTCGTGGGCCAGTCGGTCGCAACGGTCGATTGCGCCGGTGAGAAAATCAGAGGCAAGGTGATCGCACTAAACATCTACCGCGACTGGGCGCTAGTGCGACTCGAAAAGCCAATCGCAGTCAAGCCAAGGTCGATCCGCAAGGATCAATGCAAGGAAGGTGAAGTCGTGTTTTCGATCGGCTACGGTGGCCAAGGCTACGGCTATACGCGAGGCAGATTCGTCGGTGGTATCTTCCGTGGTCGAGCGGTGTCAGGTGACTCAGGCGGGCCTATATGCGATGTAGCAGGCAAGCTCGTCGGTGTCGTGACAGGTTATGCGAGCGATGGCGAACTGTTGCACGTTGGCAAAGGTTTGCTCGAATGGGTCGAGGCAAACAAAGATAACGATCCAATGGAGCTAGGCGGAAAATGACTCAGGACACAATCATGTGTGTACACATAAGGCTCGCGAATCGTGGCGACTACGAGCAAATCGCGGAACTGGAGGAGGTTTGTTTTTTCGATCCGTGGCTACCGGAAGTGCTTGCGTACAGTTGCGGCAGGCCGGATACAACCGCAATTGTGATCGAGTTTCACAATGAATTTGCAGGCTATGCGATCTATCAGTTAGCCGGAGGCGATAAGGCGGGAATTCGAGTCAAACGACTTGCGATCAAGCCAGAATTTCGCCGAATGGGACTAGGCGGCTTATTGCTCGATGACTTGCACGGTCGGCTCAACCTCGTACGCAAAACGCTGATTTTTCCTGTGCGAGAAAGCAATCTGCAGGCGCAGGTTTGGCTTAAGGAATACGCAGTTCGCTGCGTCGAGATTTCAGAGGGTTACTTTGACGACGGCGAAACAGCATACATTTTCGAGACGTACTATGGCGAAGAGTGACGAGTCATCAACGATTCGTCGCTCCATCGAGTTTGCGATTTCCTACGACGAGCCGGTATGCGATAAGTGCGACTCGAAACTGATTACGCATTCATTTGATGGGCGAGGCTGGAAATTTTGGTGCTCTGTGTGTGCAGAGCAAGTGCAGAGATTGACAATCGAACTACTAGATCGGAGGTGTGCCGGTGGCAGCAGAATCAAACGACGACTACGAGACAGCGACGAGGACAGTGACACTACGAGTCAAGGTGCGAGTGAAGATGCCGATTCACTTGACTGAGTTTGTCTGGGACGCAGATTTGATTCGGGCCGCGAAGAATTGCGTTGTAGCCAAGTACCTTGAGAAGTTCACCCATCGCGGTGGCTGGTTTTATTTGGACTGTGAAACAAGTATTGACGACGACCATATCGAGGTCGAAGGAAGCGAGGATTTTACCTGTGAATAGAGTATTAAGCGCAATCGCAATCGTACTGGCGATGACTGCAATCGCACCAGCGCAAGAAGTCAATCGAGA